CCCCGGTCCTAGATTAAGGAGGGTGTCCCAGGGATAAGAATGTTTAACTTCTTGCTTTTCCAATTCACTATTTCCTTTGTTCATAATTTCACTCATAGTAACTTATATGGTTACTAATGGTGACATTACAAGATAAAAACAGTAAATAATTTTACTGACAGTAAAATTTATTGAGGATAGCGAGTCGTATTCTCGGAGAATTCGCGGATCAGATCGTCGGCCGAGACGTCACCAGATGTCGCGTTGATAATTCGGGACATCATGTTAATTGAGGGTTTCTTTTTTCCCGATCTGATCTGTGTGATCATCGAACGGGTACATCCGAATCGGCGCGCGAGAGTTTCGTGCGTGTCTCCACAGACTTCAATATAGTGCGAAAAGTACATACCAGTAAAATAGGAATAACCAACAGTAACATCAAGGGCGTTTTTTACGTGTTACCGACAATAACGTCAATTATATTATTGACACTGTGAGTAACATACCCATATCGTGGCTTCACACATGGAGGTTAAGGAAGATGGGGACAGTAGTTTCAATTGACGGGGATCCCGGCGACAAAGAGATCGTGGACCCCTTAGAGGACCCCCAGGCTATGGATTTGCTCCGACGTTTTATGCGTCTTGGCATACCTGATCCTGTTGGACGGGTGAACGAGTTTCGACGTAAGCTCTCTCGAGAGCTCCTCGAAAAGTATGGTGTGTGTTATCCGGTGTCTTTTATCAGGCACCCGATCGATCCAGAAAATTTTGATCTTCAGCACACGCTCTATTCCCTGGCACCGCGGTTTAGCCGAGGTATTCATATCTCGTGCGGTGCCTGGCTTCATAGTTTACCGCTGACCACGGCCATTTTCGATGGCCTGTTCATCGGAAACGACCCGGATCTGAAACGCCTTATGCCGAATTCTGGTCCGATATCGACTTCGAAGGGCATCATTAAAGAGATGGTCCGGGCGCAGATTGTCACACTCGACGAAGAAACGGGGTGGCCGGGGTCTGTTGGCGGGGTACAGATCAAGGGAAAGCATATCCGTCCAACCAGACGAACCGTGTACAAGCTGTATTATGGTACAATGTGGTTGATGGATCGTATGCAGAAACTTACGGAAAGCGAAGACGGGTGGAGAACGCAGGCAAATAGGAACTTAAAGAAAAACACGAGTTGGCCTGTGTTAAGTAAACCAATCGAGAAAACCGTATCCTCTATGGATTGTTTCAAGTCCGACTGTTCGGAGGTTACTTTGTTCGGTGAGGGTTCGGATTCATATTCTGATTCTTGATTGATATTTAAAATATAAAACAAAAGGAAGGGTGTGGTCGGATGTCGGCTATTTATCAAATAGGTCAACAGCTAAAAACGATGAGGGAACGTCGTGGAATTAAAGTGGATAGTATGGTTGATCGGCTATGTGGCATGGGGTTTCAAATTTCAGCGCCGGGTTATCGACGTTACGAAAGAAACGAAGTGAGCCCAAAAGTGGAGATCGCGGTTGCGATTTGCCAAATCTTAGAGACTGGTCTGGAGGAACTCATTAACGGCGAGGCTGAAGTGGAGGGCGACAGCCAGGTCGTAGAGGTTTCCGTACAACCAGGCGAGACAGCACATTTAATCGTTAAAGCGCAAGCGGCTGATGGTGAGTCTTTTCAGCCACCGGTGCGGGTCTACAACACGAAACCAAAACAGATCGCACAAGCCATTCAAGCATCAACCGCAAAGAAGAGAGCAGCGAGCGCAAAATAGTAAAATAAATTTATTTTTTAAAGGCCCCGCATTGCGGGGTCTTTTTTTTATCCGGAGTTAAAAAATATTACCTTGTTTTCATCGTCAGTAATCATTATGTTACTGATAGCGACAAATACGGATATTTTTTACGGATATGTTGAGCAAACGCAAAACGCTTGGTGTGGACCCTGGTATCAACGGGGCTGTCGCTATGATCGGTCAGGGGTTTCTTTCAGTTAAATCCATACCGACGGCCGGCGAAAGTAAACACAGAATGATTGCCGCGCCGCTGCTTTCATCGATTATCCGGTTATGGGCGCCCGACGAGGCTGTGATTGAAAAGGTGAGCGCTATGCCGGGCCAGGGTGTCAGCTCGATGTTTCGGTTTGGCCAAGCACTTGGAACGATCGAAGGCATCCTCGGCGGACTTGAAATTCCGATCGTCTATGTGAGCCCCAATGTGTGGAAGCGACACTACGGACTCCATCGACAGCAAAAAGACGATGCGCGGATGCGCGCGATCCAATACTGGCCAAGGTTGGCGGATGAGCTCAACCGGAAAAAAGATGTCGACAAGGCTGATGCCTTGCTCATCGCAAATTGGAAAAGGGAAACAGTGGGAAATGAACGAAAGAAAAGCACTGACCATTCTTGAAGAAGCCGTCGAGACGTTCAAGGCGCGCGATTGCGTATATGGATCGGCGAGCGTGCATTATGATGAGCTGGCCAAATTCCAGAATGCGTTTTTTTGCAACGAGCGGACGCCGAAGGATGTAGTTCTTGGCAACGTCCTGGAGAAACTCGATCGGGTGCGTCGTGTGGATTGCGATTCCGAGACCTTTAAGGACAGCATCAAGGATGCAATCAACTATTTGGCGATTGCTTGGGAAGTTTCTTGATGGATAAACTAATGCCACATCAGGAGATTGGTGCCGGCTATCTGGCCGGTCAGCCCGAGGCGCTCCTGTACTGGGACCAGGGCGTGGGGAAGACGCCGACCGCGGTCGTTGCCTGCGATATCAGTCAGAAGATGTCGATTGAGGAGGGTGCGGAGATGCTTCCGATCCTGGTTATTTGTCCGGCGGTTGCCCGGCGCAACTGGGGGCGCGAGTTTGAGAAGTGGCAAACCCGAGATCGAAAGATCGTTGTCGTGGAGAGCGGCAAGACTGACGTGACAAATGCTGATGTAATCATCTGCTCTTATGACGCGATCGTGCGTGGGTTCGGTCCGACTGCATTTTCGGGATCTTATGACGTCATAATTTTAGATGAGTTGCAGTATTGTAAAAATGTAAAAGCGCTACGAACACGTAGCATATTTGGCACGGGCGGCGCGCGTGGCCAGGGCTTGGTCAAGCGGGGGCGCCAGCTCTGGGCGTTATCCGGCACGCCGGCGCCGAACAATATATCAGAGATTTATCCATGGTTGCGCGGTGCGCGCCCCGATCTGATCAGAGACCATAACGGTCGCGTGTTAAGTTTCACGCGATTTACGCACACATTCTGTGATGTCGAGGAGACGCGATTTGGTAACGTGATCCGGGGTAATAAGAAGGAGCCGGCGCGGGAGTTATGGTCGGCGATGTCTGACCATGTCGACCGCGTTCGTAAGCAAGATGTTTTGCAAGACCTGCCACCGGTCCGGTTTTCCGAGGTTGAGGTATCGGGCGATAAGACGGCCGGCCAGGTCCGACGACTTGAGGAGACGCATCGCGCTGAAATGAACGCGGTAATTAATGCGATCCGCGGACAGGGCAGCTCGGAGGATGCGCTCTTTCATTTGACGACGCTCCGGCGGATCACCGAGCTTTGTAAGGTTGGTGACACGATCGACATCCTCACTCCGGAACTCGAGGACCAAGCAATTAAAAAGGTCTGTGTTTTTGCGACCTTTATAGATTCGATTGAGGCGTTGGTTGACGGGTTCAGTCAATTCGGTGCGGTCACGGTCCACGGACAGGTGCCGCCGAAAGCACGCCAATCAGCGATCGATAATTTTATGGCGGATCCGGACACACGGGTGTTCGTCGGGCAGATAACCGCAGCGGGTACAGCGATCACACTCCACGCGGACGGTGACTGCCAGGATGTTCTTTTTGTTTCGGCTGATTGGGTGCCCTCGCAGAACGCCCAGGCCGTGGCGCGGGTCCACCGAATGGGACAGACCGGATCGGTTCACGCCCGTTTTTTACATTTAGCAAACAGCATCGACGAGAGTGTGGTCAAAACGCTGATGCACAAAAGTCGACAGCTTTCAGACATGGTTGGAGAGGAAGGACAACATCATGCCGCTTAACCCCTATCAAATTGACCGGCTCGATCAAAACGATTTGATTTCGATCGAGCTGGAGCAGAACCCGACGCCCGAGTTGGTGCGTGCGCTGGTCTCTGCGATTAAAGAACACCGCCGCGACATCGAGACGATCGAGATGGAGTTCGAGAGTTTAAAGATGACGGTTGATTTCGACGCGCACGAGGCTGTAGTGGCGGCGGAGGCCGTAGAATAATGGCCGCGCATTCAACATTAATGGGCGGGAGTATTGCCTGGCGGCGCATAAATTGTAACGCCAGCTACGCGCTCGAGGAGGCGGCGCCAGAGCCACCAGTTTCGAGCTACGCCCAAAAGGGTACGATGCTTCATTCAGTGATGCAGCACGTCCTTGATAACGAAGTAGATCCGATGACGATGATCGGGTTCACGGAAGAGGGCCAAACGCTCACGGTTGACGACGTTCAGGATTTAATCCAGCCGGCCCTCGATGATTTCGATCGGTTGCTGATGAACTACGATATCGAGGAATTCGATCTGATCACCGAGGCATCTGTCCAGTATCGGGGTATGAATGCATTCGGGACGTGCGACGTGATTGTGTCGACGCCGAAGTGGTTGATCTTTGTCGATTGGAAATTCGGCAAGGGCGTCCTGGTCAAAGGCGGGGCACAAAACGCGCAGCTTAAATTCTATGCCGGCGCGGCCCGCGAGACACCGGGTACGAAGGAGCTGTTTCAACGCGACGTTAAGTCGGTTGTGCTTGCCATCATTCAGCCGCCGGCAGCGGAAAAGGGGCAGGACTCGCTTACCTTTGGCGAGATATTCGAAGATGAGCTCGATGTATTCGTCGAAGATGTGCGCGCAGCCGTCAAAAGGATCCGCACAGAGGACAACCTTGAACCGCGTGCGGGCAAGTGGTGCCGCTTCTGCAATGCAGCGCCGACGTGTCCGGCAAAACTTGGGGAGGTTCAGGCGTTACTGACTCTGGACCCTAAGACGCGGATTATCGATCCGATCGAACTCGGTTCGCTGGTCCGCCGCGCAGATGAAATGGAGACTTGGGTCAAGGCAGTTCGCAGCACCGCGCGGAACGAATTACAGCGCGGTCGTGTCGTTGATGGATTTAAACTGGCTGAGAAACGAGCCACGCGAAAGTGGATCGATGAAGATCAGGCTGAAAACTTATTAATTGATGCGGGGGTGGCGCTGCTTGAGCTCCACGACCGCAAACTCGTTTCGCCCAGACGGGCGGAGAGACTTCTTAAAACCGCTGGGGGCGACCCCAAAGCAATTGAAGAAGTCGTCACCCGACAGTCGTCGGGCACAACCATGGTCCCCGAGGATGACCCTCGGCCGGCTATCACGAACCGGCGAGACGGGAGCAATCTCGACTTACCGGTTCCATCGAAAACGCAATCGTAGACGAAAGGAGTTTATAATGTCTGAAATTGCTGCATTCCATAATACTACCGCGATCACTTCACCCGACCAGCTCACCGCTGCTCTCGCCCAAAACCGGACACGTCAACCGCAAGCCACGCGCGGTGGAAAGGCGATCCTGAAGCTCGAGCAGAATGACGGCTTCTGGCATTTCGGTCAGGATAATGAAGAGGTCGAAGACGGCACAGTCTGGGCAATAAACCCATATTCATTGCAGGCCGGTTGGGTCGCCTGGGGGCGTCGCAATAATCGGAGTTACAAGGCTGGTGAGGTTATGGATAGTTTTGCAAACCCGCCGGCGTGTCCAACCGAGGATCTCTCGGCGGACGGTGGCGCCACCTGGGCCGAGCAAGTTGCCTTTGAGTTAATCTGCGTTGCCGGCAGCCAGGTCGGTCAGGAGGTTGTTTATAACTCATCGTCCAAGGGCGGCAAAAAAGGATATGATGACGTTTACGACGCCCTTCAATCCCGACCGAATAGCGACTACTGCTTCCCGGTCATCGTATTAGAGCAGGATAGTTATAACACGTCCCTGCACAATAAGCGGGTGTTCAATCCAATATTTAGGGTTATCGATTGGGCGAACGGCGACCAGGAGTTGCTTTCGGGTAAGGACCTTGAAGGTGTGGTAGCCGCCGGGGCAGATGTTACGCCGGCCCCGGCAGCAAAAGTCCAACGTCGTCGTCGGCAAGCCAACTAGAGGACGTTCATGCGGGTGGCGCTGTAACGTCACCCGCAGAAACGTATCTATTACGATTCCCCAAGACACACAAATTTTTCATATAGATTTCGAGACCTTTGCGTCTGCCGATCTGTTCGGCGGCGGTGCCTATAACTATGCCCGCCATCCAGATACGGAGGTCGTATCCATGGCCTGGGCCATGAATGACAGCGAGACGCAGCTCTGGACACCGGGAATGGTGTTTCCGGACGTCTTGCGTGAAGCGTTCCAAGTGTCACGGCCACGCAGCCTTTACGCACACAACGCACAATTTGAGCGCTTAATTACAGCCTATGTTTTAACCCGCATGGTCGAAGGACTGCACATACCGTCGATTGAAGCATGGTATTGTACGGCCGCCCAGGCCCGCAGCCGGTCATTACCTGGCGCGCTGGATGATCTCGGTCGGTGTCTCGATTTACCGATTCAAAAAGATCCGGCCGGCAAGAAACTGATTAAATTGTTATCTCAGCCGACGATACAGCCGGATGGCAAGCTCGGCCGCAATCGGGATCCCGAACTGTTAGAGCAGTTCTATGCATATAACGTCCGGGATGTAGATACAGAACGCTTTGGTAAAAAATGCACGCCCGAGCTGACGGATGATGAATTTGCCAGTTTCATTGCGGCCGAGAAAATAAACGACGCCGGACTTTTGGTTGATCGTGAATTTGCGGAAGCCGCGGTTAAATATGCGGGCGCTGAGATGCGTCAGATTAGCCAGAAAATTAAGCTGTTAACAGACGGCGCGGTTGAGACGCCGAAGCAACATAAGAGAATAAAAGAATACATCGAGCCCCGGATCACCTGCGACGCGATCCGTGAGGCGATGACCGTGACACGGGTGGACCGGCGGACCGGCGAAGAGACCGTCAAACAGACGTTCGACCGGTCTGCGCGCGCCAAACTTTTGGCACTCGAGGAGCTAAAGCCGGGGACGATTGACCCCCAAATGCTGGAATTAATTGAGCTTACCGATGATGCCGGGCGGTCAAGTGTCGCCAAGTTTCAGAATATGGTCGACCGGGCCGGCCCCGATGGACGTGTCCAGGGGGCATATATGTTTGCCGGCGCCGGCCAGACCGGACGGTTTAGCAGTGTCGGTCTGCAAGTGCATAATTTTCCGAGGGCGACGGCGGCGGATCCGGATGCGGTTCGCGACGCTGTTGTGAGCGGCGAGCCGATCGATGATGTGATGTCGACGTTGGCGTCGATGCTCCGGCCTTCGATCGTGGCGGCGCCGGGGCATACGTTTGTTTGCGGGGACTGGTCGGCGATCGAAGCGAGGGTCCTGCCCTGGATTGCGGGCGACGAGACGGTACTCGATGTCTTTCGCCAGAACGATGCCGATCCGAACCTTCCGGACATTTATGTCGTCATGTACGCGAAGATTTTTAATGTCGATCCGGGCACCGTGACAAAAGAACAGCGCGCGGTCGGCAAGGTGATTGTTTTATCGCTGGGCTACCAGGGTGGCTATCGCGCCTTACAAGCGATGGCGCGGGCGTACGGCGTTTCAATTACGGACGATGAGGCGGAATCGTACAAGGTGGCGTGGCGTGACATCAACCCATGGGCAATGGATTTCTGGCACGGGCTCGAACGCGCGTCGCGACGGGCGGTTCGTTCACCTGGCGAGGAGTTCGAGGTCGGTCGCGTTAAAATTTTAAGACCTGAAAACGCGCCGTTATATATCCGACTGCCGAGCGGTCGTATGCTGTCATACCCTTCACCGATATTGCAGGAGCGGGAGACCGAGTATTCCAGCCAGGAGGAAGTCTGGTCGATTAAATCGTCCTGGCGGCCCAAGCAACATGAGAAGGAATGGCCGAGGGTTAACCTTTACGGTGGGTTGCTGGCGGAGAACGTCACCCAGGCGGCGAGCGCCGACATATTAAGGACAGCGCTGGTGGACTTGGTCGATCTTGATTGGCCGGTCGTGGCGCACACGCATGATGAGATTTTATTGGAGGTCCGTGACGATGAGGTTGCGGATGCGGAGGTGGAACTGCGCCGCGCCATGCTGCACATGCCGGCATGGGCTGATGGGTTGCCACTCGATTGTGAGATCTGGACGGGTAGGAGGTATAAAAAGTGATTACGGCGGATGAATTTTTAATGGAGGTTTTTGGCGCGCCGGACGAATTATTGGACGAGCATATTCTGTTAGCAAAGCAGATGGAGAGCTGGGTACATACACCATATCCCAGCCGCCCGGCGTCTAACTGGATTAACTCGACACGGGCATCGACATATTTTTGTGTGTCGACTGTGCGTCAGCCAGAGGCGGAGCCCGATGGTGCAATTTGGTGGACCCGTCGGAAATCGGATTGTGTGGCCGCTTATTGTATTGTTCTTGATGATGTTGGCTCAAAGGCCGAGCCGCCGCCGATCGAGCCAAGTTGGAAGCTCGAGTCCAGCGCCAACAATTTTCAGTGGGGTTATATCATTCAACCGTATGAGAACCTCGACCGCTATGCGGCGATCGTGGAATCTGTTGCGGCGCTCGGTTTCGCGGATGCGGGTGCCGGTGGCTATAACAGAGTGATGCGGATACCCGGATCGCGAAATGCCAAGCCAGGGCGTGACGGTTTCGTGTCACGTGTCACGGATTGGCATCCGGAACGGCTGTTTGAGCTGGATGACCTTGCCAGGGACATCGGTGTCGATCTGGAAAACATGCATGTCCAGCCTTCCAGTGTTGTGAAGTCGGTGGGTGGCGGTGTTGTCATCGAGGGTGAAGTAGCCGATCCGATGCTGTATTGGCTTGAGGAGAACGGGCACGTCCTTTCGGACAGCGGAAGCCAGTGGGTGGACATCCGGTGCCCATGGCATGAGGCGCATACAACGGGGGATGATAAGGCGGGGTACAGTCCGCTCGGTCGCGGTGCGGATGGGTATGAAGAGTTTCGGGCATTTAATTGCCTGCATGAGCATTGCCGTGAAAAGAAGTATCGCGCTTTTCTGGATTGGGCGATGCAGCATGGTGCGCCGTTTGCGGCCGGTAACGATCCGATGCCCTGGATACAAGCACGCTATGTATATGTCGCCCAGGGTAAACAGGTCGCTGATATGTTACAGCGTCCGAATGGGGGCGTGTGGCTTTATGAGTTGGAGGAATGGAGTAACATCAACTTTCGGCGGGTGTTTCTACCCGACCGCGATAAGCCGGTTTTATTAAAGACAGCGTTTCTGGAAAGTCCGACGACAACACGGGCCGCGACAACGTCATACGTGCCGGGCGGCGAGCCAGTGGCGACCGCGCATGGTCAAGATGTGGTCAATGTTTATATCGCGCCCCGCCATGATGAGACGGACGCGGCGCCAAAACTGTTTTTAGACCATATCGATTATCTGATTCCGAATGACGTGGAGCGTGCCACGTTTCTGGATTGGCTTGCTTATAAGGTACAGCATCCGGCGCGTCGGTGTTATGCGGTTTGTCTGGTCGCGGATAATGCGTTCGGTATCGGTCGGAGCTGGGTTGGATCGATGCTCGAGCGCGCCCTCCAGGGGCATGTTTCGAAGGCGTCGCTTGGTCAGCTTATCGGTCGCGGCACCTCGGCCGATCGGACCTATAACGATTGGGCTGCGAACTGTCAGTTTCTGATTGTGGATGAAGCGAAAGACGTCAGTCGTGAAGATTTCTATAGCGCATATGAGACGTTTAAACAGCGCGTCGACACATCGCCGGTGCCGTTCAGGTCAAACCCGAAGTATGGGCGTACCAGGGACGACACGATGTATTTTAATGCGTTGATATTTAGTAACCATGTCGACGCTATGATGATACCGGAGAACGATCGCAGGATCGCGGTGTTCTCGAACCCGGTAGAGCAGGAGTCGGCAGGATATTATGAGGAGCTGATGTCGGCTTTACAGCCGGACAGCGAGGAACCTCGGCGATTGTATTGGTATCTAATGCGTCGGGACGTATCGAATTTTGAGCCGGCAAAGCCACCGATGACCGCGGCGAAAATAGCCATGATCGAGGCAAGCAAGAGCCCGTCGGAGGAGATCCTCGAGCATCTAAAGGATACACTTGATAGTGACTTGGTGACCCGTAAAGCGCTCCAGGAGAAGGTTCGAGCGGCGGCGCGGTCGCTCGGCCATGAGGGTGTCGCGGATCGGCCGGGCGGAGTAACCCGGAAGCTTTGGAGGGATCTCGGATCGCTTCGACCGGACGCGAAAAACGGGGCACGTTACACGATCGACACCGGGCAAACGGAGGTGCGGGCCGTCAGAAATAGAGATGATTGGCTTGCGGTTGACGTGAGCCGGAACACGCAACGCATCATCGACGAGGTCAAAAAAGCGTCGTCGTTGGTGCGATCGATCAATTAGGGATTTTGTTTTCCCTTTTGTCCCTAATTCCCTAGCAGCAATATCAATGGTTTACAGACCAGTTAGGGAAGAAGGGAAAAGGGAAGGGTTGATCAAAGGGGGATAACGCAGAGAAAGAAGCCCAGAATAAATAGCGCCTAAGTAGGGGGACTGTTCTAGTTCCCTTTTCCCTAAATGGAGGTTTTCATGCGGATTGATGAAAATACGGTTATTGAAGAGACAGCGAGGGCAGGCGTGTATCGGCGTCGGCGTCTTGATTTAACGGAGCGTTGGTTGGTCGATGGTGTGGTCACATCCGGCCAGCATGACGCGGCCGTCGTGTTCGCGACATATTTTGACAAAGCCAACATGCGTGATCGGTTCAGCTCACTCAAGCTCGATCGCGTCGACTTTGGGGATCAGGGCGTCGACCAGGAACATGCACTCGATGCGCGCAATCAGATCCGGGATGCGATGACAATTCTTGGTGAGAGCATGGGCCCGGTCGTTTGGGACGTGGTTGGTAACGCGCGATCGTTACGCGATCACGTGAACCGGAACACGGTCCGTAAATTGAATGTTCATGAGGCGAAAGGCCGGCTGATTGCCGGGCTCGATGTGCTTGCGCGGCACTGGAAACTTAACTGACAGTGAAATAAATGCGCGTATAACCTTGTAAAGGTAACCCTGAGTAACCATTTATGTTACTAGGATGAACTTTATGAGGTTATTATGGTTAATATTCTAAGCTTTGGTGGGGGCGTCGACAGCACTGCGCTTCTGGCGATCCACCTCAACCGCGATGCAGCGGCGACATTGACCGGCCGCAGCCGCGACGAGATCGACGCAGCATTGCCGATGTTCGACGCGGTCGTCTTCAGCGACCCTGGTGCGGAGTTCCCAAAGACATACGAGAACATCGAGACCGCCGCGGCGATCTGCGCCGACGCCGGGCTCCGGTTTGAAACGGTTCGCAAAGACGGTGAAAATATCGTCGAGTGGCTCGAGCGTCTCGGCAACCTGCCGCTGTTACCTGGCGCCGGTCATGTTTGCTCGCTCAAGTTCAAGGCAGAGGTTCTTCATAAGTGGGCTGACAGTCAGTTTGACGGGACCGTCGTATGGACGATCGGCATCGAGGCGAACGAGGGTCATCGCAAGTTCAGCTCGAAGACGACCGACAAGCACCAGTGCATTCATCCTCTAGTCACGCTTGGCTTAGATCGTGCGGACTGCGAGCGGGTCTTGCGCCATTTGTGGCCGGTCACGGTTGAAAAATCGTCCTGCTTCTTCTGCCCGTTTCAGACAAAGGAAGAGCTGAAGGACTTGCACGACAACCACCCCGACCTCTGGGCCAAGTGCCAGGATATCGAAGAGAACTTCAAGGTTATGTCTGTCATCAAGCACCAACGCTGGCTCGACGCCGTCGCTGCCGGCAAGACGGACCCAGCCAAGCGGGCCCCGATCGGTCAGTGGAAGAAGAACTCTTATGCGGCCGGCGCTCGGTTGTTTGCAAAATCAGAGCGGGGTTCGCGGAAGACTGTTACCGAGTGGGGGAAACAGTTATCGTCTCAATTGAGTGCTTTGGAAGGAGTTAGCTAATGGACACGGAAAAGGCTTTTGATCACGGTCGTGAGGCCGCATTAGGCGCATTAGATGAGCTCGGTAAGACGTTTGACGGCACGTTCGAGGAGTTCACACCCCAAGCGATGACCGGGCTACTTGTGACGGTGATGGCGTGCATCTATGCCCATGCACCAACGCCTGAGTCAGCCGACGAGTTAATTTCTTTGGCGCGCAAATGGGCTGAAGACGAGGCCGGATCCGGTGCGTAGAGGGGATTGGATCGTCGGTATCGACCCCAGCGACTTTGGGGACGACCAAGGTTATATCGTGCGACGCCGAGCGCCGGAGTTCGTCGCGAAATGGACAATTGAGGACGAGGACTTCGCGACATTGAGCGATCTCGTTTATACCGACGCACATGAAGAGGTGGCCATTGCGATCTATGATTTTGAATTCGTCGACGATGCGCCGGAGGAGACTTTGTTTCGTCGTGTTTGTGCCGAGGGTGTCGAGGCAATCGATTTGGCACTTCACTCATGGGCTGGCGCCAAGGCTGAATATGAGGATATGGCATAATCGAATTAGATTTCAGAAATTTGATTCGATTATATCAAGATATAGTATGTTATTCTGTAGTTTTGGGTTAATATACACAATATGTTGTGTTTTGGGTTGACTGTGTCACAGAGTTAGGTACAATTTTCTAGTCTCGCGGCACCCGCGAGGTTTAGCTAACCACTCCCTGTTGTTTTTCCAAACTGGCCGGCCTTGAGCCGGCCTTTTCTTTTGAGAGGAGGTGATCCTGTGCCGAAGGTTGGAGGCCGCTCATACCCTTATACGAAGAAAGGAAAAGCCCAGGCCCAGCGTGCGAAGAAGCGTCGTAAGAAGTCAGCGATGACAAAAACGGCAGCACGTAAAAAAGCCAGGAAATACTGATGCCTCAATCGGTAAAGAAGCGCGGCCCTGGTGGCCGCCCTTCTAAATTTAAACTCGAGTATTGCGACAGAGCGTTCGACTTTGCGCTCGTTGGCATGACGGACGACGAGATCGCAGGCGCCCTCAAAATTGATCGAGCGACGCTTTATCGATGGAAGAATTCTCATCCTGAGTTTTGCGACGCCATAAAAAGAGGCGGAGATCGTTACGATACTGAGGTCGTTGAGAAGGCGCTGCGACAGCGCGCAGCCGGCTACGACTATATCGAGGAGGTTATGACGCGCGACGGCCCGGAGGTGATAAACAAAAGATTTCATGGATCCGACACCGCTGCAATTTTCTGGTTGAAGAACCGACAGCCGGCGCGTTGGCGCGATCGGATCGAAGCTGACGTTCGCGCCGCTGTTGTGGTTGAAGACGTCACGAATACAGAGAAGGCCAGGCTCATCGCCGCAGCCCTCGCAAAAGGGGCCAATAATCTTACAGACTCTTGACGCTTATCTTCAGAAACTTGAGGGCCTTCCGCAGGCTGAAATCGATAAGCTTTATAACGACGCGCTCGATGTTGTCGGCGACGATATTTGGATTGCCAACCCCGGTCCGCAAACGGCCGCCTATTACTCGGAAGCCGATTTGCTGCTTTATGGAGGCCAAGGGGGCGGGGGTAAGACCGATCTTCTGGCCGGCCTGGCGCTGACTGCCCATAAGCGATCGCTTCTACTTCGTCCGCAATACACGGACTTGGGTGCGTTGGTTGAGCGTGTGGTGGCCATCGCAAAGACACGAAAAGGATTGAACAGCGCACCGCCAGCGCAATTTAAGATCGATCAAAGGGTGATTGATTTCGGTGCCGCGGCAACACTCGATCGAGCAAGCACCTGGCAGGGTAACCCGCACGATCTGATTGGTTTTGATGAAGCCTGCCAATTTCTGGAGCCCGTCATTAGATTTTTAATGGGGTGGAACCGTTCAGCGGATGAGGCGTTGGGCGGTGAAAACCGCCAGCGCGTCCGAACAGTCATGGCATCGAACCCACCGATCTCGGCGGAGGGTGAATGGGTGATTGGAATGTTCAGGCCCTGGCTGGATATTACGCATAACAATAAGGCGGACCATGGTGAACTGAGATGGTTTATCACGGATCCGGATGGCAAGGACCAAGAGGTGGAGGGTCCAACAGATATAAGAACGCTCGATGGTAAGGATTACATACCGAAGAGCCGGACGTTCATCCCGGCAGCGCTCGGTGATAATCCGTTTCTCGTTGAGACCGGCTATCAGTCAACTCTGGACGCGATGCCTGAGCCATTACGAAGCGCGATCCGCGACGGTAACTTTATGGCTAGTCGTGAAGACGACGATTGGCAGGTTATACCAACAGCGTGGGTCTTAGAGAGTAACGAGCGGTGGCGGGCCGGAAAGCAGGATCAAATGATGTCCTCGATCGGGCTCGATGTCGCCCGCGGTGGTCGAGACTCAACGGTATTCGCACCCAGGTACGGTAAATGGTTTGATGAGTTGACAGTGGTGCCCGGTCGAAAGACACCGGATGGGCCGTCTGTTGCTATCCTGGCCGCCGGCATGTTGCGAGAGGGCGCCACGGTTGGCGTTGACTCGATCGGGATCGGTGCCGATGCGGAGACAGCCTTAAAGAACGCTCATCTGCCTTATGAGGCAATGAACGGCGCCGAGCGTGCGTCGGGACATACACGCGACGGAAACTTTGCTTTTGTCTCACATCGATCGGAGATGTGGTGGCGATTGCGCGAGGCGCTCGATCCCGAGTACGGGGCGTCGATCGCTTTACCACCGGATCCGGCATTACAGGCGGATCTGACAGCGGGAACGTATACGGTTAAGCCCGGTCAGCCCCCGAAAATTTATGTCGAGTCAAAACAAGACGTCATTAAAAGGCTCGGGCGAAGTCCGGATCGCGGAGATGCTGTCGTTTACGCTTGGAACTCGGGCGGCGTAACGGCAATGCAAAAGAGGAATGTTCGCACACGGGTCGGGTCGACGCCCGCACCGGAGACCAATTACGACGAGTTAAGGTTCAGATGACGACCACGATCCGGATGGCGGATGCCAGCGATCTCGATTTGATTGTGTCCGAGGCTGAAATCATGAACGTCGAAAGCGCTTGGGATTTCACGTGGAACGCGCACCATGCCAGGGACTACTTGTGGTCCTTCATCGCGGATGAAAGTCGCGACATCATAATCGTGTCGCGTGACGGCGTGCCTGCTGGCGGTGCGATGATTGCGAAGTCATTCGAGTTTCACGATGAGCCACTCGCGTATGTCTGTAAGTTCTGGATCGTGCGTGAACATCGAAGGGGCGACACGTCACTGGTCCTCGCCCAGGCATTAATCGACTGGGCCAAAAAACAAAAGTGCCGCCAAACTTTTGTCACTGCGACGGCCGGGTTGAATAAGGTCGAACAAATGCTTTTCGTCCGTTTAATGAACCATGTGGGTTTCATGGACGTTGGGCCGGTACTCTGTCACTCAAACTGAAGGATTGTAAACCATGGGAAAATTCTCTGCACCAGCGGCCGATTTACCGCCTCCACCACCACCTGTCCCTGAAAAAGAAACTGATGCAGAGGTCAAGGCCGCGAAGGAAGAGACCGCACGCCAGGCACGAAACCGTGTCGGTCTAGGTGCCACGACCAACACATCGCAAACACAGACAGGCCCGTCTAGTCGAGGTCTCGCCAGCGTTGCCAATACCCAACGCCAAACGCTATTGGGGAGATAATCCTTGAGCCAGGAACAGGCGCAGCGTTGCATCGAACGGTTTACCCGAAAGAAGGGTGAACGCGCGTCGATGAATCAATACTGGGAAGAGATTGCCGAAGTCCTGGCGCCCGAGCGTATGGGCTTCATCTCAAGCAGTTACGGCAACAATAAGCGGTCGGAAAAGATCTATGATACCGCGCCGCTCGTCGCCAAGAGGAGCCTCGTTAATTCGATATCGTCAATGCTCCGGCCTAAGTCGAGCAGTGGTGGAAAATGGTTTGATATCGTCCCGCAAGACGAAGAGCTTCTCGATGATTCGGAAGTAAAAGGCTGGGTTGATGAGTCCGAGGATCGCCTTTGGCGTCATATGTATAATCCGAAAGCCTTCTTCATGCAGGCGACCGGTGAAGTCGATGACGATATGGTCACGTTTGGCACCGGGTGCATGTTCATTGGCGTCGATCCGACCCTGTCGAACCTGATCTTTAAGAGCTTCCATCTCAAGTCCGTGTATCTCGACGTCGACATCATGAACCATGTGACCGGCGTCTTTATCTGCGAATACCTCACCCCATCGCAGGCGGCTGACGCATTTGGTGAACAGAACCTCGGTCAGAAAACACTCGAGAAGCTTCGCGATCCGGGTAAGGCCGGCTCGTCCGAGAAAGTTGAATTCGTTTGGTGGGTTGCCCCCCGCACTGAGCGTGATACGGGTATTAAAAATAATTTAAACATGCCGTATTTCTCGTTACTCGTGGACGTGGAGAGTGAACACGTTGTCGAGGAAAGCGGGTTTGAGAGTTTTCCTTTTGTCATCCCGCGATGGGACACACGTATGTCGACTGATCCCTGGGGGCGGGGACCAGGCAGTACCTCACTGCCAAGCGTTCTCGGACTCAATCAGATGGGTAAGACGATACTACGTGCGTTGCATCGGGCGGTCGATCCACCCTGGCTCTTGCCAAGCGATTCCATGGTAAACGCCCCGCAGCTTAGACCTGGCGGTGTCAGCTACTATGACGCAAAGGCGATCCGTAACTTGGGTATGTCTAAGCCGTTCCAACAGATGGAGTCGAACGCCAATATCCCTTGGGGGCTCAACGCACAGGAGACCGAGCGGGAAGCGATCACAAATATCTTTTTTAAGAACGTCTTAAATCTGCCCGTGGCCGGGCCACAGATGACGGCCACCGAGGTGATCGAACGCCGTGAATCCTTTATCCGAGAGGTTGGCTCACAGTTCGCAGCTTTGGAAAGTTCGTACACCGGCCCCATGGTCGAACGTGCGTTCAATCTTTTGTTTGAACACGGCGGCCTCGGTCCTCTGGAAGAGATCCCGGACGTTCTCCAGGGACAGAAACTCATGTTCCGTTTTGCATCACCGATCGAAAAAGCAAAACGCCAGATCGAGGAGGCAAGTATCTCAGAGGCCATGGAGAAGATCATGGCGATCGGCCAGATTCACCCCGGCATTATGAACCGGTTCAACATGGACGAGTTCGGTAAGTTCATTGCCAAGGCCAATGACTTCCCACACGATTTGATACGAACGGATAACGAAGTCGCACAGCTCGAAGCGGTCCAGGCCCAACAAGCACAGGTCGAGCAACAGATGCAAATAGCTGAACGTGCGGCATCGATGACGGCGATGGCGCCGCCAGAACTCCTGGCGGGTGCGGCCGGCGAAGAAGAGGGAGGCGCACCGGTTGAAGCTGTCGCCTGACCTCGAACGCTTCCATCTCGACGTCGTCCGGTCACTCGATCTAAATCGATACGGACCTCCCGATGTTGTTCGTGACTTTCGAAAACTGTTTCTTGAAGACCCCGAACTCGGTAAGCGCGTCCTCTTCATGCTGTTAACCTGGTGCGGGGAGTACGACGTGTCCGATGACGATAACCCTGTCCCACCATTGGATACGAATGAACTCCATCGGTGGGCGGGTAAACGAGAAATCGCGGCTAAAATTAAAGCCGCGCTTTACGCTGACCTTAACAATTATGAAGGATAGATATGTCTGAAGCTATGACCGAAGGCGCTTCCGAAGCGACGGAGGCTACCCCATCGGAACAACCACCCGCAGCCGCGACACCCGCGCCGGCGGAAGCTCCGGTCCATGCCGATTGGGTTACCGGAATCGAAGATGAAAAGGTGCGTAACTTGGCCGGCCGATACACCACGCCGGAGAAAGCAGCCGAGGCGCTTTACGAAGCAAACCGGGAACTAAGCCAACGGGTCAAGATGCCCGGCGAAGACGCAAGCGATGAAGACAGAGCCAAGTTTGCAAAGGCCATGGGCGTCCCCGAAAAGGCAGAAGACTATAAGATAATCGCCCCGGAACACGTCTCGGAGGAGGTCTTTGAAAGCGACCAATACCAGGCACCCATCCGGGGGATCCTGGACGAGATGCACCGGGCGGGCGCTAATCAAAGTCAGATCGATGCACTCCTCGGCAAATACTGGCAGATGGAGGCGATGGCATCCGAAGAGCAAGCTCGGATCGATGCTGAACATATAACCGAGGCCGAGTCCGATCTTCGACGAGAGTGGGGTTCGGGATATGAAGAGAACCTCGCGCACGCAAACCAGTACATGGAAAAAGCTGCGCCCGGCCTGGCACAGCTCGAGCTTAAAAATGGTATGGCACTTGGCTCATATCCACCTTTCATAAGGATGATGGCGGAGTCTGGGCGTATCTCAAGTGAGGGACGCTTACAGCTCGGGCTTGTTGGTACTGCGGCCGGCCAGGATTTGCAGTCTCAATACGACGATCTCAGTGATCAGTTTTATACCGCGTACCACAGCGGCAATACGGATCAAGCCAAACGCCTCGACGCACAGCGTCGGGAGGTTGGTGAAAAACTGTTCGGCTCGGCCGGCATTTAATGTTTCAAGAGATCTCAACAGCCTCGGGATTTGATGAAGCGTTAATCGGTATCGGACAGCGGTGTGGTCAACCCGACATCGCTGTCTATTCCGTGCCGAAGGTTCTTGAAATTTTAATGGACCGAGACGGTTTAACGAATGAAGAGGCGCAAGAGTTTTTCGAGTTTAATATCGGAGGAGCCTGGGTCGGTGCAGCGACACCGATCTGGATGTGGCCCTGCGATCCAACTGATTTGGTCGTCCATTGACGGCCGAATAGTCGGCACCCCGCACCGCGGCCCGACAAATTTAATAGCAATCGAAGGCGCCGAGAGCGAACGCAAGACGGCCCCGTATAAGGGCATCCCGTGGCGCGATCGTATTCGGTTACCCCGGAGGTCGCCAATCTTAACCTTTGATTGGAGAATCCGATGTCTACTACGGTGAATGTCAGTTTTATTTCTGACTTCCAAAAAGACGTCCATCACGTGTTCCAGAGGGAAGGCTCAATGTTAAAGCCCTCCGTCTACGTGAAGGACGGTATTATCGGGTCCACCGCCGTTTTTGAAAAACTCGGCACCGGAACCGCAACGACCAAGAGCCGCCATGGTGAAATCACACCCATGAACGCTACCCATGTTCAACCCTCCGTGACCCTTGTGGATTTTTACGCTGGAGACTGGGTGGACCGGCTCGACGAAGCCAAAACAAACATCGACGTTCGCATGTCTTATGCGCGCGCCGGGGCGTACGCCCTGGGAAGAAAGGTGGATGAGCAGATCACCACCGTCCTGGATACCACAAGCCAAAGCACTGTCACCCTGACAGTCACAAGCTCCGCGGCCATCCAGGCTTCTTTGATTACGTTTGTGGAGGCTCTTGATTCCAACTCGGTGCCAAACGATGGGCAACGCTACGGAGTCTTAACACCGCGCATGTACGCGCAAGCAATGACCGTTGACAGTTTCGCCTCGAGCGATTTTGTCGGTGCGACCGGCTTGCCGTTCACAGACGGGGCACCTGGCCATCGCAAGTTCCGCGATTGGATGGGTGTGAAATGGTGTATGCACCCAGACCTACCAGGTAAGGGAACATCCACCGCAAAGTGCTTTGCGTATCATAAATCCGCCGTTGGATATGCGATACAAAAGGCACCGGGGAACGCAGCGTCGAATGAGTCAGTCACGGCTGACATCACCTGGCACGGCGATCGCGCGTCCCACTTCATCAACCACATGATGAGCGGCCAGGCCATCATGATCGACGACACTGGTGTCATAGAGGGCAATCTCAAC